GAGGAGTATCTTTTTGCCTTTATGCTCGGATTTCCTGCCCGTTTTTGAAGGTGAACCGTACATCGTCCTTGCTGTAGACGGTGACGAAGTCCACCAGTCCGCACCAAAGGGCAGTATCAAACCTGTCTACCAGGTTGGCTTTTGCGAGGGCGGCAAGAAAGGATTCAATCGTTGCCCTGCGGGACTGCTTGCTGTGGATGGCATCCTCGACTGCATCAAATCGCTCCTTGGCTGTGTCGAACCGTGCCGCCAGCCCATCGTAGCGTTTTTGGTATTCTTCCTGGTCGAGGGCAACATGAGCATTTTCGTAAATGCACTTTTCAATGAGGTCGGAAACCACCGCCATCTTGCTTTCCAGTTCGGTCTGTTCCGCTTTGAGGTCGGTAAGGTCAAAGGCTGCATCGAGGGACGCTGTAAGAGCCGTTATAATGGCGTTCTTTTGTCCAATCAGCTGATTGACTGCCGATGCGAATAATGCTTTGATATCCTCATCCGTCAAATGGGGGGTGGCACATTTTCCTTCACCATCGTATTTATGATTGCATTGCCAGACCACACGGCGATACTTGCTGGTGGAGTGCCATGTTTTTGAGCCGTACCACTCGCCGCATTGACCGCAGCGCATTTTGCCGGAGAAAAGGTGTACACTGCTGTGCCGTCCTTTGTCTGCCTTTCGGCGTTCCAACTCACGCTGCACCTGCTCGAACACATCTGGGCTGATGATGGCTTCGTGGTTGCCTTCCACATAGTATTGAGGAATCTCACCCTCGTTGACCTTTTTCTTTTTCGTGAGGAAGTCCACGGTATAGGATTTCTGTAGGAGCGCATCGCCCTTGTATTTCTCGTTTGTAAGGATACTGCGGACAGCTCCGGCATTCCATTTATCTTTGCCGCCGGGTGATTTGATGCCGTCAGCGGTCAAGTGGGTGGCGAT